TTCGCACAAGCTGAAGCCCATCGCCTATGGCACGGCCAGCACCTCAAAAGATCACTGACTAAGGCCGCTGCATTTGCGGCCTTCAGCGACCACCAGACGCGTGAAATCTCTGACTATAGGCCCAGCCATATCCACGACTTCTTTGACGCTGTGCAGGCCTCTCGTGGGCTCTCAGATAGCACTGTGAACCGTTATGCAGCCATGCTCACAAAGGTCTTTGCTCAGGCAGTCAAAGAGGAGCTTATCACACACGTTCCGAAGTTCACATGGAGGCGCACAGGGCAAGCTGCACGGCCTCTCTACTTTACACCTGAGCAGCTCGAAGCCATGTGTGCATACTTCCACGATGAGCACCCGCAATGGTGGATGCGACACATGATAACCATTGGAAGTCAAACGGGTATGCGGAGAGGTGAGATACTCAGTATCAAAAAGAGCCTGATCACTAATGACACGGAAGGAAATCTGTGGCTTCATTTACCCCTGACTAAAAATGGAAGTGAGCGATTCGTCCCGCTTAACAAGCAGGTCATGAGCGCCATAGCGGCGTTAGATTACGATGTGTCAAAGCATTTTGACGAGCATGCCTTTTACAGGTCTTGGGACGATATGCGGCACAAGATCTTAGGCAACCACAAAGGCTATGTGTTTCACACTTTAAGGCACACAGCCGCCACTCGCCTTGCCAATGAGCACAAGGCCAACACAGCAGTCATTGGCATGTTGTTAGGCCACCGCTGCGACACCACAACACGCAAATATATCAAGGCACAGCCAGCTGCACTTCAGCTGTTGGCGCGCCAACTTCAAGCATAGGAAACCACTAACAGACCCTTCTACAACCCTCAAAGAGGACCGAAGGGCAAAGGAGACACAAGAATGACACAGAAAGTTAATCACTCAGGGCAGAGCGTCTATAGCTCTGCAACTTATGGCGAAAAGCCTTCGAGCTGGCAAAACCCTTCAAAAGCACCGCCACAGGCACAAGGTGACCGCAAAAAGGCAACTTTTGACAGATATGGTCGAGAAGAGGTTGCACACAGCACCAACCCAATAGACCTCGAAGAAGGCAAAGGGGTAGATGCTGGGGGAGAGGCATACTACAGGCAAGACGCGACGAATATGGCCTATGAGCAGACCATGAAAGTCGAGGGCCGCGACAAGTTTAAAGAGCAAACAGAGGGCCAGACTAAAGTTGACCAAAGCCCCACCCACTTCAACTCATTAGTACAAGCACTTCCTAGAGTATCTGAAGACATCAAAGAGGAGCTTAAACTAGCAAAGCGAAAAGGTGGGAGGTTACCAACTTGGGTAAACGAGCTGTCAACCATAGACCCTGACGTTTTGGCTTACATTGGACTACTGTGTTGCTTCAATGGTGTTTTGCAAGCATCAATAGCTCCTAATGATGATAAGAAGGACAAACGGACTGTTGTGCAACTGCTGTTAATAATGGGGCAGCACATTGAGCAAGAGTTACTAAAAGCAGAGCTACAGGCAGATGACAAAGAGCAACACGCGCAAGCTGTGAAAGCAGCAGCTCTTGCAGGTCTTGAGAGACCCAAGCCTAAGAACACCAACAAGCGATTAGTCCAGCAAGTTACGCAGGCTCACAACAGTCCAGCTGTCCGAGTAAAGTCATTGCGCAACATTACTCAGAAGAACGGCTTTAGCTCCAAGAACTTCGGCGTGGCTACAACAAAGTTGAACAAGCAGCGGCTGAAAGAGCGCCGCATTAAACTGGCCGCTCCTTTGCTATCTACTGTCCTAAAGTGTTCTGGAGTTTTTGAGAAGAGGACTGAGTACATTGGTAAGCACAACAGCAAGGCAATCGTTGTTCTAACCGAAGAGGCTGCAAAAGCGATGGAAGCCAATGCGGAGAGGATGTCTTGGATGGCTCCGATCTTTAAACCTATGCTGTCCCCACCGAAGCCTTGGACATCTTTTGACACTGGGTGTTACCATGACACAGACCTTGCCGCTATGGTGCCTCTCATTAAGGGTGGCAGGCCAGAGCAACGGTCTAAAGTTGTCCATCAATTTAACAAAGGACCAACCCCCAATTGGGTCGCAGCTATCAATGCACTTCAAGCCACGCCTTTGTCTATAAATGAGCAAGTTCTGGAAGCTGTGCAATGGTGTTGGGAGGCTAAAAAGAAAGGTCTAAACAAGTTCCCAAGGCACTCCTTTCCAGAGCGTCCTAGACTTCCAGATAATTGGCAAGTCATGGCAGTGGAGAAAGTGGCTGCAGTAAAAGCAGAAATCCGCAACCACTTCAAACTAGAGATGCGTGTGAAAGGCGCAGCAGTCGTCATGGAGCAAGACCTTCAGACAGCTAGAGAGCTTGTCGCTTATGAGACTGAAGGCTTTTACCTGCCTTGGAACAGTGACTTTCGTGGGCGCATGTATCCTGTCAGTCACTTCAGTTACCACCGCGACAGTCACTTAAAGGCCCTCTTTTGCTACAAGCGTGGATACTTAGTCGAAGGAAACAATGCGTTTTGGCTCAAGGTACATCTAGCCAATTGCGGCGACTTTGAGAAGATCAGCAAGCAACCACTGGATGTCAGAGCACAATGGACCACCAGCAAGCACGAGGAGCTCTTGTCCATCGCTAAGGATTACCAAGGTACCTTTGATCTGTGGTCATCCGCAGACAAGCCTTTCGAGTATCTGGCGGCTGTGTTTGAATATGCCAGGTGGGTCGAGGAGGGGGATGCCTTTGTCAGCTATATACCTCTGTCACATGATGCCACCAACAGCGGCGTACAGATTTACTCAGGGCTAAACTTGAGTGAGACTGAGGGCGCACTGGTGAACCTCACACCCTCCCATCAAATGGCAGACATCTACCAGACTGTGGCAGACAAGGTGGTCGAGGAACTGAAAGCTCTTGATGATGCTGTAAGAGCTACAGTCTTCAGCAAGCGCACTGGCACCACAGTGGGCGAGCTTGCAGACCGTTGGCTCAACTTCAAGATAGGACGTAGCCACATGAAGAGGCCCACGATGACTTATGGCTACTCCAGCAACAAGGTGGGGATGCGCGGTCAATTTATGGAGGACTTAATGAAGCCTGAGCAACTAAAAGTGATTTACGGTGAAATTGAGAAACACCCGCTGCATGACGATGAGCAAGGGCAGTTTGATTGTGCATGGTACATGGGCGATTTAGTCTACAAAACTATCAGCAAGGTGCTTTTGAAGACTGGGGAGAGCATGGAATACCTACAGGCCGCTGCCAGAGCTGTGACCTCAGAGAACAAGGCAATCCAGTGGACAAGTGACAGCGGCTTTCCAGCTCTAATGGATTATCGGAAGAGCGTAGGTAAGCCTATATACATTTTCCTGCACGATAGAGCTGCTAACAAGAGGAAGGACAACAGAAAGCCAGCGAAGGTCACATATCGGAGGGACTTGGACCAATTTGATGTAGTTAAAAGCTGTAGCAGTATTGCTCCCAACTTTGTGCACTCTCAGGACGCTGCGTTGATGCAAAACTTTATCTGTAATCAGTTAGACGCTGGCACTGCCGAAGACTTTTTTATGATTCACGACAGCTTCAGCATTAGTGGTGATGTGTGGGATTTGTATGATGGAGTCCGAAACACCTTCATCAATATGTTCTCAGGCGAGTGTCTATTCCAAAGGTTTGAGGATGAGATACGGCAGCAACTCAACGATCCTTCGATGGTCTTCGGCACAGAAGACAAGCCCATCACTATTCCGACAAAAGGATCACTGGACCTCGAAGCTATTAGGTATAATGATTTCTGCTTTAGCTAACCTTCTCCAACCCTCCTAGAAGAGCCGAGCGGCCTCCCAGCTCACGGTTCTTCTGTTACCTCAATCAACTGGGGCTGGCTTCGGCTGGCCCCTTTTTCTATGTCCAAAGGAACGCAACAAGATGGCAAAAGTATACAAATTTACGACACCAGCAGGCAATGCAAAATATCCCCACCTTAACAGCCCAGACACAGCCTTCGACACGGATAATCCAAAATTTAAGACTGAGATACTGATGTCTGAGGACGAAGCTGCGCCACTGATTGCACAGATCAAAGCAGCCGCAGCTGAGGCTTTTGGTGCTACCGCCAAATTCCGTATGCCAGTGAACAAGGACGAAGAGACTGGGCAGGTGTCAATCAAAGCACAGTCCAAGTACCAACCCAAGTTCTATGACGCACAAGGCCAAGTCATTGTACCGTCAGCCCTGCCCAAGATCGGCGGCGGCTCTACAGTCAAGATGGGTGGTGTGTTCAACTGTTACACAGTCAGCGGCTCCAAAGGTGTGAGCCTAATGCTGGACAAGGTACAAGTGATCGATGTGGTCAATGGCTTCGGTGGCGACGATGGTGGCTTTGAGGCCGTAGATGGCGGCAGCTTCACTGTAGATCACTTCGAGGAAGCCACACCAAGCACTCAAGCTGTAGTCAACGGTGACTTTTAATCGCGCAAGGTTCCGTGGCATCAAGGCAGGCTATCGATCAGGGCTCGAAGAAACTATCTCTCAACTACTGAAGGACGAGGGAATAGACTTTGAGTATGAGGTGGACAAGATCACCTATGAGATCCCTGCCCGTGTCGCCAAGTACACCCCAGACTTCAAGCTCACTAAGCCCGGTGGCTTCTGGTACTTAGAGACCAAAGGAATATGGGCAACTGCTGACCGTGCCAAGCATGTGTTAATCAAAAAGCAGTCCCCAGAAATCGACATCCGCTTCCTCTTTAGCAATGCGCAAGCGAGGCTCTACAAGGGCAGTCCCACGCGCTACAGCGACTATTGCAATAAGCATGGGTTTCGATGGGCGCACAAGACTATGCCGCAAGACTGGCTAGACGAGTGTCGCCAATAAGCGAGAGCAAAGGGCTGTCTTCGGATGGCCCTTTTTCTTTAGATCACAAAGGAACGACTAATGAACACCGATGACCGTGATGGCAATAAGTTCATCCAGCACCAACCCTGTGATGCCTGCGGCAGCAGTGATGCTTCCGCACTCTACAGTGACAACAGCACTTGGTGTTTCTCTTGCTCCACATATACTGCGGGTGATGGCGAGGTGGTGGATGCACCAGTCAAGCCCAGCGCCTCAGCACACTTGCTCGAAGGAGAATACCAAGAGCTTCGCAGTCGTAAGCTAACAGAACAAACGTGCCGCAAGTTCGGCTATATGATCGGTGAGCACCGTGGCAAACTGGTGCAACTTGCGACCTACAGAGACCTGCAAGGAAGAGCTGTAGCACAGAAGGTGCGCACAAGAGATAAACAGTTCTCAGTGGTGGGCAACAGTGACCGCATGGGCCTCTTTGGGATGCACCTGTGGTCCAGTGGCAAGAAGATCGTCATCTGTGAGGGCGAACTGGACGCAATGAGCGTATCGCAAATACAGAACCACAAGTTTGCCACAGTCTCTGTGCCCCATGGAGCCCAGAGCGCCAAGAAGCACCTGTTGCAGCATATCGACTACCTCAACAATTTCTCTGAGATTGTGCTGATGTTCGATCAAGACGAAGCTGGTCAAGCAGCAGCCCAAGCCTGTGCTGAGGTGTTGCCTATTGGTAAGACCAAGATTGCTGTGTTGCCAATGAAGGACGCAAACGAGTGTCTAGTGGCTGGCAATGCGGCAGCAATCATCAGTGCAATACACCAAGCCGCAGACTTCAGGCCCGATGGCATCGTCAGCATGGGCGACCTGCGTGAGGTGGTGGCTGTGGCAGACGCAGAGAGCCCCGTACAGTACCCATACCCAAGGCTCAATGAGATGCTAAAGGGTATCCGTACAGGCGTTGTGACGCTCTGTGCTGGCTCTGGTGTGGGCAAGAGTACCTTGATCAGAGAGATGGCCTACCACATCCACATGAGTGGCTTCACTGTGGGTATGCTGATGCTTGAAGAGAGCGTCAAACGGAGTGCCCAAGGACTAGCTGGCATCCACATCGAGAAGAACATCACAGTCGATGCTGATGCCGCCACAGCCGATGAGATCAAGTCAGGCTTCGACAGTCTCATGGCTAAAGGTCCAATCTATCTATTCGATCACTTCGGCTCAACAGAGCTGGACGTAATCTGCAACCGCATCCGATACATGAAACACGGCCTCAAGTGTGACGTTGTGTTTTTAGATCACATATCGATCCTCATTAGTGGAGGTGCGGGTGACGTAGGCTCAAACGAGAGGGTCATGGTAGACCACATCATGCATACCCTTCGTGTCTTATGCTCTGAGCTAGACTTGGCTCTAGTGCTGGTGTCTCACTTACGGCGTCCCGGCGGGGACTTAGGTCACGAGGGTGGCGCTAAGGTCTCACTGTCTCAACTGCGTGGATCACATGCCTTGGCACAACTTGCTGATGCGTGTGTCGCCATGGAAGTGGATGCTGATGAGCCTACAAGTGGCCGGCGTAATCTGGTCGTGCTGAAAAACCGTCACACGGGAGAAGTCGGTCCAGCTGACCAGCTCCAGTATAACCGCGATAGCGGAAGACTTCGCACAGTCTACGATGATGTGCCCTTCTAACTGGCAGAAGCTAAATCCCAACCCGCACAAAAGTTTTTGCTAGTTGGGTTTTTGACAGCCTTTCCCAATGACAACTGAATACAAAGGAACAACAGCCATGGCTGACCAAAAGTCATTCAAATTTGACACAGTAGAACTAGAGCCGTGCAGGCTCTCAGATCTCACCCACCTCGAACTTCAAGTCTACGCCATCTTACTAGGAGCCAAGCACACTGGCCTCACCAGAGATGAAATCATGCAGCGTATGAGTTTCCGAAGCGGCCACTCTTGCATGCAGTACATCCCCCGACTCGTAAAGCTGGGCCTCGCTGAAGCAGCAGGCAAACGCAAGGCATCCGCAGGCTACGTTCAGACAATTTGGAAGGTGAGACTATGAGCAACAATCTATCAATGAATGCGTATCAGGCTGAGGCATCCAAGACTGGCATCTATCGCTGGAAAGTAATCTACCCGGCGCTGGGCCTATCCAATGAAGCTGGTGAGGTCTTAGGTAAGATCAAGAAGCTCATACGAGACAAGGACATCACGTTCAATGAGATTGGTGATCTACCGGGGGCTGACAGAGTTGCCATAGCTGATGAGATTGGTGATGTGCTCTGGTACTGCGCCATGCTGGCCAAAGACCTAAACATTAGTCTCAATGAAGTTGCCAACATGAACCTAGAGAAGCTCGAAAGCAGAGCGGCTCGTGGTAAGATTGGTGGATCGGGTGATGACCGATGAGATGGATAGCAGACATAGAGTCCAACGGTCTGTTGGACACCATAAGCAAGGTATGGTGCATTGTACTTCGGTGCCCCGACACTGATGAAGTCAGAGCCTTTAGGCCGCACGAGATACAAGAAGGCCTCAACCTCTTATCGACAGCTGATGAGGTCATAGGCCACAACTTTGTGTTATACGACTACCCTGCCCTACAGATCGTGTATCCAGACTTCGAGATCAAAGGTAAAATCACAGACACCCTGATCCTTAGCAAGATGATACACCACGAACTCTTCAACGATGATGCAGAGCGCAACTGGAGTGCAGAGAAGTTCCCAAAGAAGTTCTGGGGTCGGCATAGTCTCAAGGCTTGGGGTATGCGTCTAGGCGACTTCAAGGATGACTATGAGGGCGGCTGGGATGCCTTCAGTGAAGCGATGTTCACCTACTGCATCCAAGACACTCAAGTCACAGCAGCGCTCTACAAGAGCCTGATGAAGACAGAGCCTTCAGAGCAAGCAATCTACCTCGAACACCGCATGGCTTCTATCTGTCATGAGATCGGTCAGAACGGGTGGACCTTTGACCAGAAGGCAGCAGGCGAACTATACGCAGAGCTGGCACAGAAGCGTCATGTCATCGAAGAAGATCTAAAGGACTTGTTCCCAGCGTGGGAGGTCACAGAGGACTTCTTGCCAAAAAGGGACAACAAGACACTGGGCTACAAGGCGGGGGAGGTGTTCGTCAAAAAGAAGACCATCTACTTCAACCCCAACAGCAACCCCCACATCCAGCGCTGCCTAGTCGATAAGTACAAGTGGAAGCCCAAGGAGTTTACTCCTAACGGCCAAGCTAAGATCGATGAGAATGTGCTGGTAAAACTTCCGTACCCAGAGGCCAAGCGTCTTGCTGACTTCAAGCTGATCCAAAAGCGGATCGGTATGTTGGCAGAGGGCAATGGTGCTTGGCTCAAGAAGGTGGATGCAGATGGCCGCATTAGGCATCGCATTGATCCTTTGGCCACTACCAGCACCAGAGCGGCGCACTCCTCGCCTAATCTTGGGCAGGTGCCCAGCGCACGGTCTCCCTATGGCGAACAGTGTCGTAGTCTCTTTGGTGTGCCAGAGGGCTGGGTGCTCTGTGGTGCTGATTTATCTGGAATCGAATTGAGAGGACTCGCCTCTTATCTTCACCCATACGATGGCGGTGAGTATGCAAAGCAGATACTCGAAGGTGACATCCACACATACAATCAACAGGCAGCAGGTCTTGCTACGCGAGACCAAGCGAAAACGTGGGTCTATGCCACGTTGTATGGTGGAGGTGATCAACTGATCGGAGAGATCGCTGGTGGCGGCAGAGCCCGTGGCAAGCAGCTCAAAGATGCCTACGACAAGGCTGTACCAGCGTTTGCCACACTGAAGAAGAACCT